CAGCAATACACTCTCTCTGTTGATATTTTAATCGCTTCGTGCTAAAATGGATATGTTTGGAATGATTGTTATTGACTCTGATATTATGAAGGGATTTGCGTATGCTGCATTAGGCGGCATTTTCCTTGATTATGGTATTAGGCAGATATTACAGCAAGTAGATGCTGCGCCACTTAATATTACTATGACTGAGTCCTCTTTTGGGCCAGAGGTAGTGCTAAATTATGCTACTACCTTTATTAGTATACTACTTATGACAATCGTTGTTTATAAGGTTGCAGATGTGGTTATGGGAAAGATCCTGACAATTGAACGTGCAATTGCAACTACTCAGCGTGAGGCTGTGCAGGCAATTACGATGGCAAGCAATGATTCTTTCGTTGCACGAACTGCCGTTGTTCGCTCTCAGGCAGAAGTTACTTCTGCTATGGAGGAAGTCCGTGCTATGGCTAGAACTGTTGATAGAAATGCTGAAGAAGTCAAACGTATGCTGGTTCCAGCTGCTGCCCAAGTGGGAATTGCGGCAGGAGCAGTGTCAATGGCTTCACAAGGTGTGACTACAGTGGTTGATGGCGTTGTATGGGGTTGTTCAGGTTGGGTTTTGTTACAGACTATTGTCTGTGTTCTGGGATTGGGACGAATTTTATATAATCGTCTAAAACCAAAACCAGCTGCTGATCCAAATTTAATTGAGGGAAAAGCAGAAGCAGACTTGAAGATTGTAGACATTTATACTATATTTGATTGTGCAATTATGGCAGCAGTGACTCCTTTGTTGGTGTGTCAGGGTGCTGAAAGCGCAGTTAAAGTATGGCAGCGTCTCAAGGTATTATGTAGAATGATACGGGACGTGTGTACTGGTGTACAGCTATATCATAGGATAGTTGCTGAACCTAGTGATCAGGGTGTCTTAGGAGCTGAAACAGTTGAGAAGATTGCAGATACTTGCGACTCCTTGATTGATCGAGCCTCTGAACGAAAACAAATGAATCCCGTTGAGGGTATTGATTGTGATGAGTTAAAATCAGAAGATGAAACTGAGTCCGATAGGGCATCCAGTGAGGAATCAACTGATACTCATTATGATGAAGCCTCAGATGAAATGGTTGTTGCAAATGGAAAATGGTCAGCAGTGTGTAAACTTGGTGAACGTCGGTACATATGTGTAGCATGTAATTTCCCTGTTGGCAAGTGGGATTTTGCACCAGATGAGGAGATATTACACAGCACTAGTGGTAGTGATTGTGGTCCCTTTTTTGCTTGTGCTAATTCTGCGTGTGGTTATTCTGTTCCAAAGAAAGCTGTGGCGTGTCAGTGTGGTGTGGCAAAATTGCAACCACCATACATTCTCAGCACTTGGATACCAATGCAATTTCGTACTAAAGGTTTTTTGCCATACGAGTTGCCGGCTGGTGTGAAGGAATTGCCAGTTAGTGGTTTGAATATACCAGTTGCCAGTCCTGTTGATGCTTATTCTTTTATTAGTGGCAAAACAGCGAAGTTGGTGACAAAAGAGGAGAGTAAATATATTAAACGTGTACTTGATTTAGTTGATGATAAAAAGAAACCCTGGTTATTGCCAGTGGGAGTATTGGCTATCTTTGCTATGCTGCTTATTGTTGCAGCTCTCGTTCAGAAAGCGAGGAAGAAAGTGCCTACTATTCCGTCGAAGCCTTTTGGGCCATCCACTAGGGAACGCTATGTAGCTGTTCAGGATGCTAAAGAGGATCGAAAGAATAGGAGATGGATATTTTACGATCGCAGTAATGGAAATATGCTTGAGCCTGATGATTATATGTTTGATGAGGCTGGTAATTTATTGTCCCTTTATGGGAGAAGGATAAATCCAGATTTTGAACCAATGATTACAGGTGATTATGGGAATTTAATTGCTAGAGGCCAGGCTATTGAGAAACCAAAGACTGTTACCTTTGCCGCTCCAGAAGTGGCCCCTTCTACTACCTCCATGGGAGACATTCAGAAAATGATTGACCGTGCAGTTGCTGCTGATATAGCTCAACGTAAGAGAGGTAAGGATGTGGATGAGACAAAATGTACCAAGCCCGGCTGTAATGGTGGGTGTGATAAATGGCACAAACCAGTCTCTGCGGATAAGGCCGCAAAACGCAAACTCGCTCGATTGAAAAAGAAGGCTAAAGGAAAAACTGAAGCTTTAATCAATGGACAGAAGTTCAAGCCACAGAAGGCTATGGAGTCTGTAGGATATGCGAGAGCTACTGCGCTCGATGGAGCAAAACATCATGAGATGAATGCAACACGAGTGTGGGGTGGAGTTACTGTTAGTAAACACCTTTTTGAGGGAATAGATTCCACACATTTTACTGTGTATATGGGAAATGAGGAATTGATTCTTGATGTAAAGAAGGGGGTGCAAATTGGTAATGACACTTTGTTTTTCCGAACAGGGGAAACGTTCAAAACAATTCCAAGTCTTAGATTGTCTGAACCTCAGAAGGGTGAAGCAGTTCATTTGGTAACTTGGGATTCATGGGATGATTTTATGGCTGGTAAGTTTAGTACTAGTCATGGCAATGTAGTGTCAGTACTTCCTACTGTTGATAATAAACCATTTACAAGCATGGCATATTATACATGCAGCTCTATTGAGGGCAATTGTAGTGGTCCCGTGATTAATGAACATGGGCATTGTGTTGGATTTCATAATAACACAAATGGGGTGATTAATGGTTTCATTCCAGTGTCCAAGCATATGGCAGCAATAGCAACTAATTCTCCGCGAGGTGCGGATTTTTAGTTGCCCCCGTACCGGAGGAAGAGAAGTGGGCAGCATGGTATAGTAATTTTATATCTGCTGATCCATTTGTGACTCGTGGTACATATGGGGGACCCGTGACCAGCCCGTATTTTGATAAGTATTTTGTAAAAGGTAATATTGAAATATTGGGTCGTGTGCATAGGTTTGCCAAGAATTCAAGTAAGGAAATACTGAATCATACATTCGGATTATTTTGTATGGAAAAAGGTTTGTCCCTCCCGACTAAATATCGGAAGGCTAAAGCTAATATACATGCAGAATATAAGAGTGTGGCTAAATATGATAAACATCAGCCTGAGTTAGATGAGGCTGATTGGCTTCTTGCTAAGGAGTGGACTAAAACGCGATATGCGAAATTTATGTCAGGCTCCAAGGTGTTGCCAAAGGAGATAGTTTTGGTTGAAATGGATAAAACAACAAGTTCTGGATATCCATGGAGTATACACTTCCGTAACAAAACTGAAATGCTTGCTGATTCAAAAGCAAGTGAAGTTCTTGATCGTTATTGGGACTTGATAGGAACCGAAAATGAAGATCGAATAGTACCGATCTGGACATTGTCTCAAAAAATAGAGATGCGTGATATTGAAAAGTTGAACCGCAATTCTCTACGTACTTTTACAGCGTCACCGTTTGAGTTTTCAACGGCTACGAATCGTATGTGTTTAGATGCAAATAATAAATTTTATTTGGCTGCAAACAAGTCACCATCCTGTGTTGGAATATCAAAGTTCCAACGTGGGTGGCATGATGTTTACACGCGACTTAATAAGCATCCTAACGCATTTGAGCTTGATGAATCGGAGTATGATTCAAGTTTGTTTAGAAAGGCATTGTACGCCGTGCGTGATATACGCTGGTCGTACTTGCAACCTAGTGATCAAACACATGAGAACTGGTTGCGATTGTGTGAGATTTATGATAATATTGTTAATTCTGTTATTGTTACTAGTATAGGTGAATTGATTAAGAAATTTACTGGTAACCCATCTGGGTCAAGTAATACAGTTGTAGATAATACTATAATATTGGATATTTTGTCTTGCTATGCTTTTATTAGACTGTGTCGTGAACAGGGAATAGGCCCGTCTTACGACTATTATGTTGAGAATGTTGAAGAGGCTTTCTATGGGGATGATGATGACTACACATGTAGTGATGAAGTTGTTCCTTGGTATAACCCAGTAAATATTGCTCGCATATGGGGTGGAATAGGGGTGGTAACAAACACACCCTGTGAAGCTCCGCGTAAGTTAGCCGACATATCATTTCTTTCCAATGGATTTCATTGGGATGATAAGTATAATATGTACTTTCCAAAACCCGAGACTGAAAGGGTGCTGTCGTCTTTAATGTATGGCAGTGAGTTGGATGATGTGCGATGGCACTTAATGCGCGCCTGTGCGTTGCGCCTCGATAGTTATTGGAACATCGAAGTGCGTAACATTTTGCGAGAATACATTGATTTTCTGTGGACCCGATTTAGTGATAAATTTGTCGGCGTCGTGAAGATATCAGGTGTTGAGATCTCAATGAAGGAGATAGATGGAGTGTGGAAATCCGATGATTGGATTGAAGCACTTTATAGTGGGTATGAACAGTGTGACAGTAAGACCGGGCACTGGTTTAAACTACTCACTTCCATTTTGTAATCTTTCAACTCTCTCGTGATGGCAGGTAAACTCAAGCGTATGAAGAGAAATTTGGGAAAAAAGAAGCCGCATGGTGCAAAACAGCGGAAGGTCAAGAAAGGGAAAACTAAACGCAAAAGTGGCTCGATAAGAGGCCATGGTGCGTATAAGGGAGTACCTAAGAGTCAGGGCTCCGATTCTTCCTGGGCTGGTATTGGAAAAAATATTGGCACAGGTGTTGGGGGCTTTTTCTCAAAAATATTTGGTGGAGGTGCATATACTGTCAAGAATAATTCAATTATGACAGATGCTGGCCCTCCTGTTTGGTCTGATGATGGTTCAGTTACAGTTAAACACCGGGAATTTCTTCAGGATGTTTCCGGGTCTGTAGCTTTTACCTTGCAGGCTTTCGCCATAAACCCTGGGCTTTTTGGGACTTTTCCATGGCTCAGTGCGTTAGGCGCGAATTTTGAACAGTATGACTTGCGTGGACTCGTGCTTGAGTTTAAATCCACAAGCGCTTCTGCTCTTAATTCAACTAATACTGCTCTAGGAGTGGTTATCATGTCAACTAACTATGATACCCTCGACAGTAATTTTACGAGTAAGCAACAGATGGAGGCTTATCAGTACACCACATCGTGTAAACCTTGTGATTCAATGATACACCCCGTTGAGTGTTCAAAGCGTTTGAATGCTCTTAGTAACATGTATTTGCGCTCAGGTTCAATACCAGTTGGAGCTGACCAGCGTTTCTACGATTTAGGCAATTTTCAGATTGCAACAGTAGGGATGCAGGCAGCTGCCGTTATTGGTGAACTATGGGTATCGTACAATGTGAAATTTCTGAAGCCGAAATTACCAACCCCATTAGGGGCAGGACTGCTTAGTTTTCATTTAGTTGAGAATGGAGCAGCTACTGCAGCAGCAGCTACCCCTTTTGGTACCACCGCCGGAGTCAAGTGTATAACGGCTGGATCTACATTGCCCACTGTGGTCACTGCAACAACGTTTACAGTGCCAATTGTTGGACGATTTCTTCTAGCGTCAGCATTTGTTGGTTCAGTCACTACAGTACCCACTTTCGCTAATGGTACGAACATTGTGTTCGTCACTAACGAGAGGGATAATACTGTGATTGCCAGCAGTGCTGTTGCAAGCTTTGTAGCCGTGTTGATTGCTGTCTTTGATGTAAATGCTCCTGGGACAGGAGCTGCTAATACGTTTACCGTTTCTGGTTTAGCGAATTTAGCAGCGGGCCAGGCAGACATCTTTGTGACGCAAATGTCATCCGGTTTAGCATTGACGTTAACCAAGGAATCTCTGGACGAGAAGTTGGCACGTTTCGAGGACATGTTTGCTCGTTTGGAATCTGGATCTCGTGCTTCATTTAAGATGTTGCAGGAGCCAGTAACTCCTGAGGAGAAGGAGTTTGTTGTGATGGGCGGTGACGAGCATTATAATGTTCCATCATTACGCACCAATCATCGTGCTAACCGTATACGTTAATATGGAAAGCTGATGTTGTGGCAGATGTGAATGTTTTGTGCTTATGAGTCTATCTACGTGGTGTCATTATAAATAGTGGTGTATAGTAGGAAACACATAACCTCTGTAGATGTAAACAGTCCCAGTGTGGCTGCCGTACCTCTTTTGGTGGGCTCGGGTCTAGCCCGTACCCTCTACATGTTTTCATGCCCGAAATAACTAAGCTATCGATGCCACTAGGTTCGTCGAAGTTTTATGTGTGAGTTCTCATGGCTTTCTTCGTGAATCTTGGAAATAA